TTTTTAGTCTTTTTTTCGCTGAATAAAATAGGAACTTCTGTGAGTTTTAATACAAGAATATTGGTAGCTGAATAGAATATCTTATTACCATAAGAATGCATATTATCTCCGCCCCACGAGAATATCCTTTGGCTCATCAAACTAAGACCAGCACCATAATGGGGAAAACTACCACCCAAAGATTTAACAACGGGTTCAATGACAGCCTTAGCTACATTCTTTAGGTACTGTTTTGCTTGCATGGTAACAAATGTAATAAGAATTTTACATAATGCAATATAGGTTATTTTCTCTTCATAACCGTGCGTTCGTTTTGATTTTCCTTTATGTGAGGATAACAATAATATCTTATTGGGTCAATTCTATGATTATAAGCGTCAATTGGCGTACTGCTTTTTTTATCATGCCAAACATAATTATTAAATTCTTTGCCTATTTCGGTAGACGAAGGGTCGACAATTATTTGATAACCTTGTAGAGCTTTAATACCAGCCGTAACACTACCTGCGCCCTTAATACATGTTTTCATGTTTATGCCTTTAGCTTTAACCTCGCTAATCAATCTAGGTTCTGCACTATCGGCAACTATTTCTGATTTACTTCCCGCATATCGTAGGTTTTCTATATAAATATCTTCTGTACTCATGCCTGGTTTACCGTAGCATTCTTTTACATAAATCTTTTTATGTTTTTTATTTATAGCGCATTTAACTAGCGTTGTGGGATCGATACTAAAGCCAAAATCTTGACCAAAACCAAAAGGTAAGCTTTCGTCAAATTCACCCCATGACCAATTATCAAACACAACCCCTTCGGCATTGTCAAGCCATCCGCCTTTTATTACATGCTTAAAGTATAGCGCTTTCTTTATTAATTTTGGATCTAATTTATCTCTTTGGTCTTTTGGTGTGGCCTCCCATATTTCAAACGCCTTTCTTTTATCTTCAAAATCTAAGAATATGCTGTCTGGGATAAATTCCCTGTCCATATCTTGATAGGTTGTGTGGATATAAAGTACATTATCTTTAATGCCGTTAAAGCCCTCAGCAATACCCATTCCCTCAAAAAATTCTTCATATATCCAATGCGTCTTTGTGGTGGGGTTTAATATTATTATGTTTAAATTTCTAACGTCTAAAGCTCTTATGGATTTTCTAATTTTATCCCACATTTCGAAAGACGGCATTTCTTCACCCTCTTCAAGTATGAACATTGAAAACCCTTTTAAAGACTTAAGGTTTGCCGTCTGGTTGCCACTAGATGTTTTTATGCCCTTGAATACAATCTTGCTTTGATTGTGAACGCCTATTATTCTATCCTTAGTCACGTCAAAAGCATTATAAGCATTCAATAAATCAATCTTTTCTGTAAATTCCGGAATAATACTGTCATGGGCAGAAGTTAGAGTATATCTGGTATACAAAGCTCTATGATTAAAATCTTTAGCTGCAACGCAAGTAAAAGTACCTGTAGCAAATGATTTTTGAGAATATCTGCCACCTGTTTCAATTACGGTATCAACTTTAGCTAAATCGCTTTCATCTAAACAAGAAAGCCACTCAAAAAGTGGCTTATATTTTTTCGATAGCTTTAAAGCATCCATTTTTATTATGTAAATTGAATAGGGGTAGGGTTTAAACTTTCCCCTTTAGAGGTGTGATCTATTTCTGTTTTATCACTCCACCCAAAGTTTTTAAGTGCAAAAATAGCGCCTGTTGAGTTCTTAGAAAGCAATGCTTTTTCATAAGCATTCTCTACTTTTAGGCGTGCGTTTTTAATAGTGTAAGAAAACTCTCCGTTTTTTTCATAGTCATAAACACTTTGACGGCTTTCAAAACCTAAGAATAAAGCTAGTCCAGTTATTGTGGCGGCCTCTGGTTCACGAATACAAACACGCTCTGTAAATTTATTACCTTCATCATCTGTATGAGTTATAGTTTGAAATTCGCCCTCAATCGAAACAAAATAAGCATCTACTTTATTTTTAAGTTCTTTTTGTGTTTTATAAAAAGCTGGAGCGCCACCTAAATTAACTTCTAACTTTGGTTTTACCTCTTTTTTCACCTTCGGCTTAACTACTTTTTTTACTTGCTTTGCCATACACCCAAAACTACTACAATTTTACATCAAAACAAAATCAGTCATTTTTTACAAGTACTGCCCATTGCGGAAATGTTCTTTGTTCGGCTTCTTGCCATTGCTTTACATCATATTCTTTCAAGTGCATAGCTTCCGATAGATATTTCCATTTATCAGGATGTTGCCCATAAGGATTAACAGTGTAAAGCTTTTCTCTTTGCATTAGTGAGTTAAAAGCTTCTTTGGCTGTTGGATAACAGTATTTTTCACCTTCTCCTACAGAATACCAAACACCATCTAATTGAGCTGTTGAAATACCTGGCATAATAGTTTTAGCCTGCTCTTCTGTTAAATTAGGATGAATACCTACTAATTCAAAGCCTTTAGATGGTATTTTTTTAAAAGAGTGGCTATCAACGTAATCATTAATATCAAAATGCAACATAAAACCTATTACATTTATATTTTTAGCCTCTTTAGGCAACCCCACAAACAATAAGGTTTTGCCGTTTAATTTTATTTCTTGTTGCATGGGTTAGCTGTGGTGTATTTGTACCAATTTGTCAAAATCAATAGTTTTTACCCATTCTTTAAAATCGGCTTCTTGTTTTTCTGCTTCTGTACATTCTAAAGGACAAGCGTCAAATGTTCTATGCCAAAATATTTTAAGCAAACTCCCAACTATCGGTGATGATAAAATTTGGTCTACCAAGTTCCTAGTATCTTCATAATCTGCTTGTCCCCCATATTCTCCGCAGCTACCAGATTTTGTTAAATCTTTAACACTTTCGTGTATTTCATTAATTGATTGAATTAATTCAATTCCTGTTTTCATATCTTAATAAATTGGTGGTAAATCTTTTACTATTGGTTTGTAGTGGGTAACGTTCTGCCATCCAATACCTATAACATGGTCAGATGTAAAAACTTTTTTCCATCCTTTGAAATTTTCAAGATAGAATTTAGTAAATCGCATATTACCTGATGATTTAACAATTATATGGCAATCAATGTCTTCTGTAGGTAAATTACTTCCATCTGGTTCAATTCTGGTCCAACCGTTGTTGTCTGAAAATCCCCTTAATGTTACTGGTCTCCATTTTGTGCCATTCCAATCAACATCTATATTTGGATCTAATCCAAGATGTGCGGGATGAGTATTATAGGTATCATGAATATTTCTATCAGTAAACTCTAAGTAACCGTTGCTATCAATATAATATTGTCTACTAATTTTTTTGTACAGTTCACCATAACCCTTTTTAATAGCTTCCTGCTTTGCTTGTTCGTTTGTCATGATTAATCCTCCTTTAAGAATTCTTTTACCATGGATTTATCTATTATTTGAGATGTTTTTTTACCGTTTTTAAAAATAAAACACTTGCCAGTTATTTCATAATTAGATTTACTTTCGTTTATTATTGTATAGATTTCGTTATTAAACGGGAAATCAAAACTCACTTTTATTTTTTGATTAATTCTATTTTCCATTACGTTAATTCTATTGGGATTTAAACCTCTTTAATTGTTATACCATGCACAGCCAACATTAGCTGCTTTTTAATTAAATATAATGGCAATCTCATCCCTTTTACGTCAACTACCTTAACTCCGCTCTTCGACCAAGTTTCAACAAAGTCGGCAGTATAAGTTGTTATTTTAATTCCGTTAACCTCAAGCTTGTATTTAACCTGCATTTTGAAATCTAGCAGATCGCCCTTACCTAAAAGCATTTTAAGTTTACCATAATATTTAGCTTCTTTAGCTGATCTGAATTTTATGCCGTCAATTTCGGTTATCTTGTTACGATACTTCATTTGAGGCGTAATCTGAAAATTAAGCTCTTTAAATTCCGCTATAGTTAATTCTTTCCTATTTTCCATTTTGCTTGTTTTAAGGCTTGATATTTTGACCAAGTGTATATTTTAATCATTTTTCAATTGTTGAAATTTTAAATTACTTGCATGATTATACCATTCAATAAGTTCTTTATCGCCTCTTAGTGAGTTTAAAAGTCTTTTCCAACTTTTAAAGCCTAATTCTTTAGCAATCATTTCTCTTACTATTTTTATATTCATCCTATAAATTTCGTTATAATTTAACTTAGTTTTTGTAACATGTTAGATATACTATTTTTGACTTAAAATTTCATTTGCTTCATACAAAACATTTGACTGAATTATTTCGTCATTTGCAATATCTATAATATCATTAAGTCTTTGCTTAATGTTGTTTCTAGTTACTACACAAGAATTAAATCTAGAGCCAGAATAAACATGCTCTTTATCTAAT